CAAAGAAGCTGGTGGGCTTTCTGGTGAAGCAGGGGCATGAGGCTATGCTGGAGCATTCTCAGCTATCCGTGCTGTTCACCTGTGACCGGGCCATTGCCAATGAGCTGGTGCGGCACCGCATTGCAAGCTTTGCGCAGGAGAGCACTCGGTACTGCAACTACTCGAAGGAGAAGTTTGGCAATGAGCTTACGTTCATCTGGCCGTCCTATGTCCGTGGTGAGCAGTATTGCGAACTGAACGATAGCGAGGTTACGATCAAAAGCTCATTCTTGGAAGCTATGACTTATGCCGAAAAGGACTACAAGCTGATGATAGCTAACGGTATGCGCCCCGAACAGGCTCGCTGTGTGCTGCCTTTGTGCCTGAAAACTGAAATCGTGGTGACGGCCAACTACCGTGAGTGGCGCAACATCTTCAAGCTGCGTACTCCTGTGGCGGCCCATCCTCAGATGAGAGAACTGATGTGCCCGCTGCTGAAGGAGCTGCAGAGCAAGATCCCGGTGGTGTTCGATGATATTTACACGTACTGGCCGAAGGATGACCAGACGGGAAAAGGAAGCACGGTGAAGTAAGCATGAAAGAAATTGATGAAAGATATATTGCCGCACTTGATGAGTTCGGTTTTGGAATGTTCCGAACTAAAGTCGGTGTAAATATTTACCATACTACCTCAACAGGAACATTTATGATCAATCTTAATGGCGAGGACTTTGTGGATATGCTGGTGAGCTATGCAGAAACGTTTGACCCGAATACCTGGGTGTGGTTGACAGTAAAAAGTCATTCGTCAACGCAGGATATTTCGGCACTGCTCAAGAACGCCCAGGAAATCCAGATGCTTCTTCTGCGGCTTGCCATTAAACTCGTGAAAATCAGTAAGGAAGTGGAGTGAGACTATGAAAAATCGTATTATTTGTGTTGTTGCATGTCTGATGATGCTCGTGGGCTGTGTGGTTCTGTGCAGCTGTGGCAACTATAAGATGTTCGATACGACCTTTACCTATTCCTGGGCACAGATTAAGCTGCCCGATGGAACTATCATCGAAGGTAAGGTAGATAACTGGACCGATTACGAAGGCGATCAGCTGCAAATCACGATTGATGGCACCACATATCTGGTTCATGCAGCAAATGCCATTATGAAAACCTGAGTGGGAAAGGATGTAGTGGCAAGAAATGCAGCAAAAAACGTACGATTTTCTCATCCAGATGAGGGCGCCTGTGCTTACCTTTGGCGGAGACTTGCTGGGCGAGGCAATTGAACTGGTTATTCACGACCTGGAGGTTCATCAATTCATCTCGCTGGCAGATGTTGAGTGCAATCTGGCAGATAAGTTCAGCTGTAGCCCAGGTTCTGCGGATCGGAGACTTCGTAGGGCAATGGATATGATGGAGTTCCGGGCAGGAGAGTATCCGAATCCGGAATTGGAGAAACTGCGCGTTGAGTATCGTGTGAATACATGGTCGGTTAAGAAATTCCTCTATGCAGCGGCAAGGAGGCTGATGAGCTATGAATAATAAGGATCGAGCGATATGCCTGATTTGGTGTACGCTGATGCTGTGTCTGAGTATCTGGTTGTGCGGATGCTCAAAACGGGCTGAGAGCAAGAGCACCACGAGCGACGAGCAGGAGTATCACATCACAATTTACTATCCGAACACTAGAGATGTGTATGTAGAAGGCGATGGTGATGTGTTCTGGATGAGCTCAACCGATCATAGGATTAAAGTCCAAATCAATGGCAAACGATATAGTGCGAGTTGGAACAATGTTATAATTGAGTGGGATGTGAAATAATGAAAAGGTTTAATACGATTATTTGGGAATTGCCGCCGTAAATCTTGACGATGGTGCGTCTCCATGATATTCTTATACCAAGATGAGGAGGTGCTTTTATGGCACGGACAGTAAAATGCCCTAGCTGCGGTGCTGAACTGACGGTGAAAGATGACAACCGGGACTTTATGTTTTGCGAGTTCTGCGGGACGAAGGTTCGGTTGGATGATTATCAGGAGACGCACCGGTATGTAAACGAAGCGGAAGTCCAGAGAGTAAAGGCTGAGAAAGAGCTGGAGCTCAAGAGGATGGAAGCTTATGCAAAAAGAGAAGAGCAAGCTGGTAAGCAATTCATAACGTTAATGTCTATCTGTTTGGGTGTTGCACTATTCTGTGTGCTAATTAGTAGATTTATGTAAAGATATGTTTAGTTTTTGTCTATTGCCCATTTTCATTTTCCGCTTTTTGTGAATTTTTGTGATAAAACATCAAAATTTGTAATTTTCGTGGCCAAAAACCCACTTTATGCCCAAAAATTTTCGAAAAAATGGCCATAAAATTTAACGTAGTTACGTTAAAAATATGCAGTTTGGCCAAAAAACCACTTTTTTCTTTTAGTTGATGAAAAAAATGAAAAATTATATATAGTAATTGACGCTGAAAAATGGGTTTTTGGCCAGTGCTATTTTTGGCTTGAAAAAGCTTGCACATAGATGTATCATAGAACCACAGTGTACGAACGTAACGCTTCTGATTCTACGAGGTATTTTGTATGGCTTTTGAAGAATGGTGGACAACTGATCGGGATGGTAATCGTGTGGATTGCCGCGCCAATCAAATTGTAGAGCTTCATGCTAAAGCTCCCGTATGCGAATGCGGTCAGCACCTTACACATGTCGGACCAGAAACATGGAAATGCGACCGCTGTGAGATGTGTTATTCATATGACGATTTGTATAGATCTCATGGTCCGGAAGCGTATGACTATAACTGCGATGCAGGTTCTATACAAGACGATTATGGCGAGCGAAAATACGAGAGCCTTCCGATGCACTGCGGCCCTGAAGAACTATTTGACAGATATTAACATTCATGAGCATTGCCTCTGCGTGAAAAACGCAGGGGCTTTTTCTTTGTCCAAAATTCACAGAAATTCACACTTTTTCACAAAAACCACCGCGATAAAAACATCCTCTTTTATGAGGAGAATAGAGTGTGTCTCAGATACACCATTCTCTTTATTTTTGGAGGTTGAACAATGCTCGAAAACAAATTCAAAACAAGATTGGTGAAAGAGCTGAAAGAGCGCTTTCCCGGTTGCAAGGTCGTTCATTTAGACCCGAACGAGGTACAGGGATATCCTGACCTCTTGGTTCTTTATAAGCATACCTGGGCAGCTTTGGAAGGTAAACGTTCGGCAACTGCATCTCATCGACCAAACCAGGATTACTATGTCCAGCAGTTCGGCGAGATGAGCTTTGCAGCTTTCATCTATCCCGAAAACAAGGAGGAAGTTCTGAATGCAATGGAACGATCATTCGAGGCTCACGGGGCAGCATGCTTTCCTCGGAGCCAGTAAGTATCATTGGCTCAACTATGACGCACAGCGTTTGGCCGATGCGTACTTGAGCTTTCAAGCAAAAGAAAAAGGCACGAGGCTTCACGCATTTGCAGCAGAGTGCATTACACTCCGGCAGAAGTTGCCTAAAAGCAAAAAGACGCTCAATGCCTATGTCAATGACGCAATTGGCTTTCGCATGATTCCTGAGATGGTTCTCTACTACAGTGAGAACTGCTTTGGAACTGCAGATGCGATTTCGTTCAACGACGATCTTCTCCGCATCCATGATCTTAAAACCGGAGCTGTTCCTGCACATATGGAACAGCTCTTTATTTATGCTGCTCTGTTCTGCATGGAATACGGGATTCGACCGAAAGATATTCAGTTCGAGGCTCGTATCTACCAGAATGACGATGTTTGGATCGAAAATCCTACGTATGAGGATATTGACCCCATCATCGAGAAGATTCGCGAGTTTGATAAGGTAATTGCAGAATTGAAGTTAGGAGCAGTAGCATGAACCAGATCGAGAAAGATGTCCGCACCTATTTTGGCATTCCTTCCAACGAAAGCGTTTTGGAGCACTATGGCACCAAACGTCATTCCGGTCGCTATCCGTGGGGCTCTGGCAAGACTCCGTACCAGCATTCTGGCGACTTTCTCTCGCGTGTGAACGAATTGAAGAAAAACGGTCTGTCTGAGAAAAATATTCTTGAAACCATCAATAACGGCATGCCGGACGAGTATAAAATGGGGCTTACGGAGTTCCGCATTGCGTTACAGAAGGCGGGCCACGACCGCAAGGCTCTGGAGTACGATCAGATTCGTGCATTAAAGGATGATGGCCTGGGCTGGAAAGCCATCGGAGATAAGCTCGGCATGAGTGAGTCGAGCGTCCGATCCAAATACAATAACGGAATTGGCGAAAAAGCAAGTCAAGCTGAAAAAATTGCCGAAACTTTGAGAAAAGAAGTAGACAAGAAAGGCATGATCGATATTTCGGAAGGTGCCAACCAGGTTCTGGGCGTGTCCGAAAGCAAGCTGGATGAAGCGGCATATATTCTGGAAGCAGAATATGGCTATAAGCGTTACGGCGTTGGTATTCGGCAGCCGACAAATGTTCGTCAGCAGACCAATATCACGGTGCTTGCAAAGCCTGAATATGACCAGAAGTATGCTTATCAGCACCAGGATCAAATTGATTCGCTGGGTGATTATCATAGCGATGATGGTGGTGACACCTTTACGAAGCTTCAGCGTCCGGCAAGTCTGGATTCCGACCGCGTTGCAATTCGATACGGCGATGAAGGCGGCCTGGATAAGGACGGCGTCATGGAAATTCGCCGTGGTGTACCCGATCTCGACCTTGGCAAGAGCCATTATGCGCAGGTTCGCATCCTTGTAGATGGCGATCATTACCTGAAGGGTATGGCTGTTTATTCGGACGACCTTCCGGATGGTGTGGACATCATGTTTAATACCAATAAGCCTTCGGGAACTCCCAAAATGAAGGTTTTGAAGGAGGCAAAAGCTGACCCCGATAACCCGTTTGGTGCAGCTATCAAAGCAAATGGTCAAAGCACGTACATCGGTGCGGATGGTAAGGAGCATTTGTCGCCTATCAACAAACTGAAAGAAGAAGGCGATTGGGACACGATGTCCCGCAACGTTTCTTCTCAGTTTCTGTCCAAGCAGCCGAAGAAGTTGATTGAGAACCAGCTGAAACTTACCGTTGCAGACTATCAGGCGCAGTATGATGAGATCATGCAGTACGATAATCCGACGGTCAAGAAGAAGTTGCTCAACGATTTTGCAGATACCTGCGAAGGCACCTCGATGACCTTGAAGGCATCGGCATTCCCTGGACAGTCTACCAAGGTCATCCTTCCTATCAATAAGATCAAGGAAACGGAGGCATACTGCCCGACTTACGAGAATGGTACGCAGCTCGCACTGATTCGTTACCCTCATGCAGGTACTTTTGAGATTCCTATTGTTACTGTAAACAATAAGAACCTGCACGGCAAGCGCAATCTCGGCCAGATCCAGGATGCCATTGGCATCAATGCGAAGGTTGCAGAGCGTCTGTCTGGTGCTGACTTTGATGGTGATACCGTTATGGCTATTCCCATGTCCGACAAAGTCAAGATTAAGTCTACTCATCCGCTCGATGACCTGAAAGACTTTGATCCTAAGACTGCTTATGCGGTTCCCGAAGGCAATCCCAATCATGTGCGCCTTATGAAGAAGGAAGAAAAGCAGAAAGAGATGGGCATCATCTCGAATCTGATTACGGACATGACGCTTCGGGGTGCCGATGAGAAAGAACTGGCTCGTGCGGTGAAGCACTCGATGGTCGTCATTGATGCTGAGAAACATAAGCTGGACTACAAGCGCTCCGAGAGAGAGAACGGTATTCAGGAGCTGAAGCAGAAGTGGCAGATCCGTGTAGACGAAGAAGGCAACGAGAAGTATGGTGGCGCATCCACTCTGCTGTCTCGCCGTAAGCAGACAGTCCGCGTTCCCGAACGTCGTGGAAGTGTGCGCGTGGATAAGGAAACCGGCGAGTACATCTACAAGGAGAGTGGGCGCACCTTCACAGATCCCAAGACAGGGAAGGAGCGTCTGGCCGAGGATACAGTCAGCCTGATCTCCGAGACGAAGGATGCGCGAACGTTGTCTTCTGGTACGATCCAGGAGAACTTGTATGCAGACTTCTCCAATAAGCTGAAGGCGATGGCTAATCAGGCCCGCAAAGAGGCAGTGAACATGAAGGGCATTCAGCGTGACCCGCAAGCAGCCAAGACCTATGCTACGGAAGTAGCTTCGCTGAAAGAAAAGTACAACAATATGATCGCTAACAAGCCAAAAGAGCGCAAGGCGATGCTTATCGCAAATGCCAACATCAAGGCTAAAATTCAGGAACAGGGTCTGAACCCTGCGATTGATAAGAAAGAGATCAAGAAGATCTCATCCGTCGAGATGCAGCGTGCCCGTGACTCTGTTGGTGCAAGTGGTCGCAAATCCAAGGTCACGTTCACTGATAAAGAATGGGAAGCTGTTCAAGCTGGCGCAATTTCGGACAACATGTTGACGAAATTCTTGAATTCTTCGGATTCTGACGAAATCGTAAAGCGCGCAATGCCGAAAACGACATCTGTTATGTCTTCTGCTAAGACGAGCAAAGCAAAAGCGATGCTCCGCAGCGGATACACGTACAAAGAAATCGCGCAGGCTTGCGGCGTGGCAGAATCCACAGTTTATAGTGCGCTCAACAAATAAAATATTTCAGAAAGGCTTTGAATTATGGTTCGATGCTTTTTGACTACGATCGACAACCCGTACAATCCGTATGACCAGTTCGATCAGTGGTATCGGTACGATACGGATCATGGTTATAACTCTTCTGGTCTGCTTATGCGGCTGGCAGAGACGTCCTCTCAATTCACAGACAATGAAAATGCCTATGAAATTGAGCGCGCAATTGACAAAATCGTTGCGAATGATCCGTTAAACATCTATAAAAAGCTCAAGCTCACCCTCGAAGACGAGGACACCGTCAAAGAAAGCGCATAAAGACATAGGGAGGGGTCTCAAAAATGACACCCCCTCTCAAATCGCGCCGGTCTTTGATATTTCCCCGGAGGGAAAATTGATATTTGGGCTTTAAGAACAAGAAAAAACACCAGAATCCTCGCCGTGCATTGAGAATACTGGTGTTTTTATATTTTACTGCTTTTGTTCCGTGTCCATAAAAGCAGTCACAAGCTGCTCTAAAGACATTGTAATGTTTCGGAGACAATCTTCACGAGTTACTGAAATATTTTTGACGACTGTATAATCGCTTTTCAAGGTTATAACTTTTTCTAAAGTATCGTTCATTCTGTATCACCACCTTTCAAACAGAATAAACGAGTCTGTTAAGATGTTAAACCTCCAGAACAAGTATACAGATAAGTATATGCCAAGTCAAGCGGGAACAAAAGAAAGACAATCGCCGAGGCTGTGGGGAGTAGACTACGGCTTCGGCGGTTTTTGCAAGGGCTCATGGGAGGAAGATCGTTCCTCCTTTTGGGTTTCATGATGTTAAGCCTCCAAAATTAACATTGTTCATGATCGAGTTTGTCCATTTTACCTTTGCGACGGAAGGCATTTGTTTTCATTTTCTCCTTTCAAATGATGAGCCTCGCTGCTACTCCTGACACCTCCCATGAACCCTTGCAAAAGCGTAAACCTTATTATATATGTGCGAAAAGAGGATTGCGGATGAAACCGAAGAAAAACGCGCCCGGAGAAACGGCTGCGGCTTCGGCCCGGCCAGCATCATCTCCGGAAGCACAGGAAAATTACATGATCAACCTTGCGATGAAGCTGGTGGAGAAGCGGCTGCGCGAGGGTACGGCATCCAGCGCCGAGACGACTCATTTTCTGAAGCTGGCGACGACGAAAGCGGACCTTGAAAAGAAGAAGCTCGAAGAGGAAAACAAGCTGCTGCGGGCGAAAACAGAGACGTTGCAGAATGCAAAGAACTCGGAAGAGCTGTACGCAAATGCCATTCAGGCGATGCGGAAGTACAACGGCCTTGGCGAGGATGACGAGTATGTGGACAACTGAATTTCTTACGCAGGCCGGAGCTTTTGCGGTGGTTGGGGCACTCGTTATTCTGGCCGTGCTGGTCAGTGACAGGGATAACAGCACCCGTTTTTTCTGGCAGGTGATCTTTCCGGTTTGTATTGGGTGCTGCGTCGTGGCGAGCATCTGGCTGGCTGAGGTGACGAGATGAATGTAATCACGATACGAGTAAACGATCTGATCATTGTGATGGAGTTCTTGTGCTGTATTCTAACGGCGGTGAACGCATTTACCGATGATACAAGCCCAGCGGACAACATCGGGCATTGGATCACCAAACTCTGTGAGATGGTCATGCTTATCGTGCTGATCCTTATGACGGCAGGTTTGGGGAGCTGAGATGAAGAGTTACACGGAACTATGCCAGCTGGCGACATTTGAAGAGCGGCTGAAGTATCTGGAGCTGCACGGAGAAGTTGGGAAAGACACGTTCGGGTTTGACCGGTGGCTGAATCAGGCGTTTTATCAATCGAAGGAGTGGCGGCAGTTCCGGGACCGGATCATCGTGAGGGACAACGGCTGCGACCTGGGATGCGAAGACCACCTGATCACGGACTGGGTGCTCCAGGGCGGAAAAGCGATCCGGCCGAAGATCTCGATTCATCATCTGAACCCCATTACAAAAGAAGATGTCCTCCAGCACAGCAAAAAACTGCTGGACCCGGAGAACGCCATTTGTGTTTCGGCGGCGACGCATAAAGCCATCCATTACGGGACGGGTCAAAATGCAAAACTGCCAGACGGAGAACGAAGACCAGGCGACACCTGCCCATGGAGGAAAGAACATGTACCAGAGACGAGCGTTTGAACCGAAGGAAACGAAAACCAGCAATGATATCCGCGCGAAGCTGGAGGAAGCAGAGCAGATGCTTTGTAAGATCGGCCCTTGCAGGGAACGAAGTCTGGCACTGACGAAACTGGATGAAGTGATGCTATGGGCGAACGTGGCAATTGCTCAGGCCGGTGTGGAAGATTACATGCAATAAGGGAGAAAACAAAATGAACAACGAAGCAATGATGAACCGCGCAAAGCAGCTGGTAGCAGACTATTTCAATGCCCATGCGGACGTGACCGACGGCAAGAAACTGACGCTGGAGGATGTGTATATCGTGTGGTTCTGCAAGACGTTACAGAACTGGAAGGCACTGGCGAGCACCACCGTATCGGACGGGATGTATTACGAGATCACCCACAACGGCGACAAGGGTGAGACCTATGTGGACGTCTACAAGAAGTGGGATAACAAGTGCGTCCCGGACTAAAAGCATAAAGCGCAAAAAGGAGAACAGATGGAAAGTATACTGACCTCGGTGAAGAAGCTCCTTGGGATGACCGAGGAGTATGCTGTGTTCGACACCGACCTGATCATGCACATCAACAGTGTGTTCATGATCCTGAACCAGATGGGCGTCGGGCCGAAGGATGCGTTCTGCATTACGGACGCGACGGCGACGTGGAGCGATTTTGCGGGGGAACGGGCCGACCTTGCAGCAGTCAAGAGTTATGTAGCGCTGAAGGTGCGGCTGCTGTTTGACCCGCCGCAGAGCTCGGTAACAATGGACGCCATCAAGAACCAGATCAGCGAGCTGGAATGGCGGCTTTATGTTGCATGCGACAAGGAGGCAGAGGAATGAGACGGCTTTTATTCTCGGTGAGCGGGCAGAGCCTGCGCAAAGAAGGAAGCTTTGCCGGTGTGATCGCCGGAACGAAGGGATATTTGCTCTGCCACTTTGGCATGGCGGAACAGGACTGGCTGGGCGCCAAGAAGATCGCACTGTTCAATGACCAGTACCCGGCGGCAGTGAACGATGCCGGTGAGTGCATGGTGCCGGACGAAGTGACGGACGGCAAGAGCATCAAGGTGGCGCTGATCGGCCAGAACGGAGTGACCCGCATCAAGACAAACCCGGTATTGATCGAGCAGGTGAGAGCATGACGACGGTAGACGAACTTTTTGCAGCAATGGACGCCCCAAAGGTTGACCGGGTGATCCTGACCATTGATGAGAATCTGCGCATCATCGACATCCCGAACCTTGCCGTCGTGATCGGTGCAGAGGGCGACAAGGATGTGAACCGGCTCTACTTCAAAATGGATCGGCTTTACCGCGGGACGGACCTGGCGGCGTTTACGCCCCGCATCAACTACATCAATGCCGCGGGTAAGAACTATTACTACGATGCCACCGACCTGACCGTTGAGGGCGACAGCCTGACGTTTTCCTGGCTGATCCGCGCGCAGGCGGCCGAGGTGAGCGGCACGGTGGAGTTCAGCGTGTGTATGCGGCAGTATGCTGAGAAGGAGCTTGTGGCGGAATTCAACACCACGACGTCTTCGATGAAGTGCCTGAAGAGCATCCACAAGGAAGATGCGGAAAACGATTCGGTCTATTCCGGAACATTTGCGGTGCTGGACGAGGCGATCTTCGACGAGGCGCTGCTTGGATAAAGACGATGAGAGGTGCAAAACATGGACTATCAGAAACACAATTTCAGGTCAGGGCAGCGCCTTTATGCTTCCCAGCTCAATGGCATGGACGACGCCATCCTTGAGCTTGCAGAAGAGATGAAGAATGCCTGTGGTCTTTCGATTGGCACGGTGACCACCGGTGCACAGGCCGCAGCAAGTATTCAGGATGGTAAACTGAACCTTGTGTTTCCCGTGACGAACATGGGCGGCGGAAGCGGCATCTCGGATGCAGCAAAGCGTTACATTCTGGCCCTGTTTGAGAATGCCGCCTACAAAAACGGCACGATGCAGGCGACCTACAATGCTCTGAAAGCAGAATGGGGGATGGGGTCCGGAACTACCGTCACACCCAGCCAGCCGGGAACACCGGATACCCCCAGCGATACGCTGCCGACTCCGCTCTATAAGCTGGCCGCGCAGAAGACCTTTGTACAATCCAAGAAAGAGTTCATTGACACTGGGCTGAAGCTGTTCGAAACCGTGAACGATGCCATGGAGCTGACATTGCTTGCGACGTTCTCGGTCGCGGCGGGTACATACACCGGCAGCTCTCCGGCTGTGCTGTTCGACTGCTTCAATGGTGGTGGCAACGATCAGCGCGGTGTCATGGGTTGCACCTGGGACAAAGGCAATTTCGGTGTCAACGTCTATCATTCTTCCGGCGTATCGAATACTCTGGTGGACAACACCAAGCTGCAGCTGGCCATTCAGATCAAGGGCGGCACATACCGCATGACCCAGAACGGAACATTTGGGGCCTGGAACAGCATCTCGAATTACGGGACCGGCAAGACAGTCTCCAAGAGCCTGCTCATCGGCGCTTCGTGGACCGACGCCAACGACGTCGAAGTCGCTGGCAAGTCCCGTTTCTTTGGCGGTACGGTGTACGACTTCCAGATATATAACAAGGCGCTGACGGACGCACAGGTCAAGACTCTGCTGGCGGCTGGACTTGGCAACAGCACTGTCACGCCCAGTCAGCCTGAAACCCCCAGCAACGGCCTGCCGACGCCGCGGTATAAGTTGGCAGCTCCGAAGACCTTTGTACCGGCCAACAAGGAATTTATCGACACGGGGATCAAGCCGTTCGCAGCCATCGACACCGGCATGAATCTGACGGTGTACGCAACCTTTACGGTGGCTGACAGTGCAGTTAATACGGTGACAGTTTTACTTGATTGCTTCAGCGATCTCACCGACGATCAGAGAGGCATCATGGCTGCAACATGGACCAACGGAACCGTGGGCATGAACATGTTCACCTACGGCAGTCACTTTGTCAAGATCGAATCCGGGAAGAAACTGAAGTTTCTGCTCCAGATCAAGGGAACGCAGTTCCGGTTCCTGTCATACGGTTCCATGACCGAGTGGAAGAACATCCCGAACTATGCCGCGAACAAGACCGTGGATCGTTCGCTGATCCTTGGCGCTTCCTGGACCACCGCCTCAGGCGAAATTACGGACGGCAAGGCACGTTTCTTCAATGGCACGGTGTACGACTTCCAGGTATTCGACACGGCGCTGACCGATGCACAGATCACGACCCTGATGGAGGCAAACTGATATGGTATACGACCTGAATGGCACCACCCTGAGCACAGGCGGCAGCGGGATGCTGAACGTGCTGGACTATGGCTTCAAGGGAGACGGCACCACCGACAACCTGGCCGCATTCAACGATCTGGTGGCCGCGCGCCCCGGCGAAACGCTGTATTTCCCGAAGGGTGTGTATGCGTTTTCCGGCAAGCTGGTGCTCGACCTCTGCTACATGGTGCTCGACAACGCTGAGTTGAAGTGCACGGCGGCCACCAAAGTGAACCGCTTTATCGAGATCCGCGGCAAGATGACCCCGCCTGAAACGCCCCAACAGGACATGTTCATCCGGGGCAACGGTAAAGTCAACGCGAACTTCAAGGCAGACGACTGCATCGCCGTGGCACGGCAGAAATGCACCCTGCTGGACCACATCTCCATCCAAAACTTCCAGCGGTACGGCATCTGCGGCAAATTCAACGACGCTTCGATGACCAACAGCGACGGCCAGACGGAAGGCAACCTCTCGTATGAGCTGATGGTGCGCAACTGTCTGATCGAGACGTCGCTGATCTATCCGGATGCAGTGGGCATTTACGACACCGGCGACTCCATGTACACCGATATCGTCATCATGAACGTGAAGACGGCGCTCTCGTGCAGCGGCAGCAGCATCTTTCACAACGTTCACGCCTGGTGCTTCGATTTCAATTACAGCGACAACGACACCAAGAAGGCCCTGCTGGAGAACACGGTCTTTGCGTACATTCGCGTGAATGGCCCCCGCTTCTCGGACTGCTACTGCGACACCTACCAGAGAGGATTCAAATTCTACGACGGGCGGACCCTTGCCTATATCACGAACTTCAGATGGTATATTGCTGCTGAAACCTGGCCCACCGGCCTGACGGCCTATGTCTTCCCGGCCAACCCGACCGGGCAGGCAATGTACAAGGTCTTTGGCGCGGACATCAACGGTTCGGGCGTGACCAAGTTCAGCGATGTGGACCTGAGCAAGCAGACGAACTGCCGCTGGTACGGCATCGTGCACAACCTGAGCGACGCGCCAAGCACGCTGCAATAATGAAGGAGCATAAATCATGGCACTCTCGAACACGGCCACGCCGATCTACTACGGCCGCTTTCGGGAGGCCGTGATGCGTGGCGAGATCCCGGTCTGCCGGGAAATCTCCATGGAGATGAACCGGATCGACGACCTGATCGCAAACCCTGGCATCTGGTACGATGACAAGGCAGTGAACGGCTTTATCGCATTCTGCGAGGACGAGCTGACCCTGACCGACGGCACCGATGTGAAGATGCTGGAGAGCTTCAAGCTGTGGGCGGAGGAGATCTTCGGCTGGTATTACTTCGTGGAGCGGAGCGTCTTTGTGCCAAACGAGCATGGCGCGGGCGGGCACTACGAGACCCGGCGCATCAAGAAACGGCTGGTGACGAAGCAGTATCTCATCATCACCCGTTCGGCGGCAAAGACGATGTATCTGGAGTTTTTGCAGGCCTATTTCCTGACGGCATACACCACGACGACCCAGCAGCTGACGACCGCCCCGACCATGAAACAGGCCGAAGAGGTGCTGGCCCCGATGCGCACCGCGCTGGCGCGGGCAAAGGGCCCGGTGCTGAAGTTCATGACCGAAGGCAGTTTGCAGAACACGACAGGCGCGAAGGCCGACCGCGTCAAGATGGCCAGCACGAAGAAGGGCATCGAGAACTTCCTGACGAACAGCCTGCTGGAAGTGCGCCCGATGACCATTGAGAAATTGCAGGGACGGCGCGACACGGTGGCGACCGTGGACGAGTGGCTCTCGTGCGACATCCGGGAAGACCCCATCGGCGCCATCGAGCAGGGCGCGGCCAAGAACGAGAACTATCTCATCGTGGCGGCAAGCTCGGAAGGCACCGTGCGCAACGGCTGCGGCGATGACATCAAAATGGAGTTGATGCAGATCCTGAAAGGGGAGTACATCAACCCGCATGTGAGCATCTGGTACTACAAGCTGGACTCCCTCGACGAGGTGGGGCAGCCGGAGATGTGGCTGAAGGCAAACCCGAATCTGGGCAAGACCGTGAGCTACGAGACCTACCAGCTGGACGTAGAGCGCGCCGAGAAATCGCCCAGCGCCCGGAACGACATTCTGGCCAAGCGGTTCAACCTGCCGATGGAAGGATACACCTATTTCTTCCCTTACGAGGAGACGCTGTGCCACCGCCACCGGAATTACTGGCAGATGCCCTGCGCGATGGGAGCAGACCTTTCGATGGGCGACGACTTCTGTTCGTTCACCTTCCTGTTCCCGCTGTCGAACGGATACTTCGGCGTGAAAACGCGGGACTACATCACGAGCTACACCCTGAGCCAGCTGCCGATGAGCCGCCGGAACCAATACGAGGAGTTCATGAACGAAGGGACACTGTTCGTATTCGAGGGCACGGTGCTGGATATGATGCAGGTCTACGACGATCTGGACCGGTTCATCCAGGAGAACGAGTACGACGTGCGGGCTTTTGGCTACGACCCCTATAACGCGAAGGAATTCGTGGAGCGCTGGGCGCTGGAGAACGGCAGCTTCGGCATCACCAAGGTGATCCAGGGTGCAATGACGGAAAGCGTGCCGCTTGGGGAACTGAAGAAGCTGAGCGAACAGCGGAAACTGGTCTTTGACGAAAAACTGATGCAGTTTGCCATGGGAAATTGCATCACACTGGTGGACACGAACGGAAACCGGAAACTGTACAAGCAGCGGCAGGACCAGAAGATCGACGCCGTAGCGGCCATGATGGACGCCTATGTGGCTTGGAAACGGAACCGGGATGCGTTTGAGTGATCAGGAGTCTTCTTTCTTTACGCGATGGCGTTGAGGGTACTCATCTACAATCGTTTGATGCAGTCCCAGATCAATCCCAAGATCCTTAGCTTGTTGGCGCTTTTCTGGACTCGGATAACGGTTCTCTCCCATATTCCGGATGGATATATTGTGCATAACCGTTTTTCTGTCATAGGCATCCGGATCGTTATCAAGTTCCATTTCTGTCAATGCAGTATCTTCAGAGGAATCGTTTTCAGAAATGGTGCTGTCACATAATATTGGAGTTTCTTCAGAAGAGTTTCCTTCCATCAACTTCTGATACCATAAGTATCCTTGATATGCAATGGCACCAATGATAAGCCCTGCTGCAATCTTTTTACGATGGTCGTGGGCAAATTTCCATAATTTTTCTTTGAATGCTAACGGTTCGATTGCTTCATACATTACACCAAACTTGCTCTGGCATTTTTCACAGATGATATCATCAGGCATCGAATCTGGGATAGATATTTTGCTGCCACAGTTCGGGCATATAACAGATTCCATAAGAACTTCTCCTTGTCGAAAAATGCTCGATAAGAAGAGTATAACACAGCTGACAAACATTGTAAATTAAATGAAGGAGCAAAAAAATGTATAAGAATGCTTATAGACTGAAAAAAGCCGTTGAGAAGGGAAAATCAAAAGTTGAGCGTTTTCTTGGGGATTATCAATATCTTTTGTCTAGATGATACACGGAGGTTTTTCGGAATAAAAATCAATAGAAAGGGAGTGAGAGGATGCAGGTATACCGAGATGAGCTATACCACTGGGGCATCAAAGGCATGAAGTGGGGCGTGCGGCGGTATCAGAACAAGGACGGCACCCTGACGGCCGCAGGCAAAAAGCACTATGCCGGAGATGGGAACGCCGGTTCAGAAGATGAACCGAAGGTGGAATATGCACCGAAACGCTCCGGCCGGAATGCAGAGGATTACTCGGACGACGAGCTGCGAAGCCGCATCAACCGGCTCCAGATGGAGAAGCAGTACCGCGATCTGCAAGGTCAGACAAACATCCGCGCCGATGACCCGAACAAGGAATTGAAAGCCGAGAAAGAGCGGCTCCAGCTCCAGAAGGACGTGAAGCAGCTGCGGAAGGATGTTTACGAGGGTCAGAGCTTTGTGAAGACCGTAATGACCAATGCTTCCCAGCAGTTTCTGACTAAGGCAGTTTCCGGTGCGATGAGTTACAGTGCCAAGCAGTTCATCACGAACGCGTTTGATAACCCGGAGCTGGCGAACGCGATCGTAAACGGCAGCGCCGGAAAGCAGGATCAGAAGAAAGACGACAAGAAAGACAGTTAAGGTCTGGAGGAAATCAAAATGGCATCACAAACCTTTGGCTCCAGACTGAGACACGCCTGGAATGCGTTTTTGAACCGGGACCCTCCCGGAAAAAGCTACGCTGGCGGAGGATACAGTTACCGGCCTGACCGGGTGCGGCTGAACCGGGGGAACGACCGGACCATCCTGACTGCGATCTACACCCGCATTGCCATGGATGCGGCCAGCATCACCATCAACCATGTAAGGCTCGATGAAAACGGACGCTATGACGAGACCGTTGATTCGGGCCTTAATTCATGCCTGAATCTATCCGGCAACAAAGACCAGACGGGGCGCGCTTTGCGATACGACCTGTTTCTTTCGGTGCTGGACGAAGGCGCGGTGGCGCTGGTGCCGGTGGACGTTGACACCGACCCGAAGACCGGGGACGTGACGATCGAATCCATGCGGGTGGGCAAGATCAAGGAATGGTACCCCGACGACGTGCGGCTGGAAGTGTACAACGACCGGACCGGACAGCGGGAGGAACTGACTCTGCCGAAAGCGCAGGTGGCCATCATCGAGAACCCGTTCTATGCTGTGATGAACGAGCCGAACAGCACCGTTCAGCGGCTCATCCGGAAACTGAACCTGATGGACGTGGTGGACGACCAGCTGGGCAGCGGCAAGCTCGACCTCATCATCCAGCTGCCTTACATCGTCAGGAGCGAAGCCCGGAAGAAACAGGCCGAAGACCGCCGCGCCGAGATCGAACGGCAGCTGGCGGGAAGCAAATACGGCATTGCGTATACCGACGGCACGGAACACATCACGCAGTTGAACCGCAGTCTCGAAAACAACCTTCTGAAGACCGTGGAATACCTGACGAACATGGCATACAGTCAGTTGGGCATTACACCAGAGATCATGAACGGTACGGCGAACGACACTGTGATGACCAACTACGAGAACCGAACCATTGAACCGTTGGTAGCGGCTGCCGTAGACGAGCTGAAGCGGAAGTTTCTGACCGAGGAAGCGCGGGCAAACGGCGAATCCGTGCTCTATTTCCGCGACCCGTTCAAGCTGGCCCCGGTGAGCATGGTGGCCGAGATGGCGGACAAGTTTACCCGCAACGAGATCATGACGAGCAACGAGTTCCGGCAGATCATCGGCATGAAGCCCTCGAAAGACCCGAATGCGGACAGACTGCGGAATGCGAACATCTCGCAGTCCAAAGAAGACATCGCGGCTGCCGGACAGGCCGCCGTAGAGAAAAACCTCTCAGGCGCTTCGCGCCAGCTCCCCTACTAGGGGAGCCATTGGCAGGCCGGTATTGAGAATGCTGGACGAAGGAAGCTTCGTCTGGCCGTAAAATGCAGGGCGCTGCGGTGAAGGGCAGGAAGAGTTTACGAAAGGAGATGCGTATTTTTCAAAATGGTGAAGTTTGACTATGATTGCAGCGGCTGGGCGACGAAAGCGAACACCCGCTGTTACGACGGGCTGACCATTGCGCAGGATGCGTTCAAGGAATGCGACGGTAAGGTGGTGCCGATGGTCTACAACCACGACCACAGCGACATTGGCAATGTGATCGGCCACTGCCTGCTGGAAAACCGGCCGGGCGGCGTGTATGCCTATGCGAAGTTCAACGACACGGACACCGGCAAGACCGCAAGAAAGTGCGTGGAGAGCGGCGACCTGAACGCTTTTTCCATCTTCGCAAACGGTTTGCAGAAGGTGGGTAAGACCGTGAAGCACGGTTTCATCCGGGAAGTGAGCCTCGTGCTGGCAGGATGCAACCCCGGCGCACTCATCGACGAGGTGATCAAGCACAGCGCCGATGAGGACTACGAGGGCGGAGAGGCCTTCATCTACAACGACGAAGGTCTGAGCCTGACCCACGGCATGGACCCGGATGGCAACCCGCTGGAGGAACTGGCCCACGGCGGAGACAACGCAAAACAGGAGGAAGCCAACATGGCAGACGAAAACAAAGACGGTAAGACGCTCAAACAAGTCTACAACAGCATGACCGACGAGCAGAAGGAATGCTGCCACGCTCTCGTGGGACTGGCCCTGGAGGAGAATGGCGGCGAAGACGACGGTGAGGAGGATGAAACCGTGAAGCAGAACGTTTTTGACAAGGACACCCGCGCAACTGTGCTCCAGCACAGCATGGAAGAGATCAACGGCATCATCAAGGGCGCCAAGAGCCACGGCACGCTGAAGCAGGCCTTTGAGGACGCTGGCGTTGACACCGATGAACTGGCCCACAGCATCGACAACATCGACTGGCTGTTCCCGGATGACCACCTTCTCGATAACACGCCCCGCATCATCGAGAAGCCGGATGACTGGGTGAGCAAGGTGATGGGCGGTGTGCATCACATCCCCTTCAGCCGCTTCAAGAGCCAGTTTGCCGACCTGACCGAGGATGAGGCTCGTGCCAAGGGCTACATCAAGGGCAACTTCAAGAAGGAAGAGGTCTTCGGCCTGCTGCGCCGCTCCACCAGCCCCACCACCGTCTACAAGAAGCAGAAGCTGGACCGCGACGATGTGATCGACATCGTCAGCTTTGACGTGGTCTCCTGGCTGAAGAACGAGATGCGCTACAAGCTGAACCGGGAACTGGCCCTGAGCTACATTCTGGGCGACGGCCGCCCCGCAGGCAGCGAGGACAAGATCGACGAGAACTGCATCCGCCCCATCGTGAACGACGCAGACCTGTTCACCATCAAGATCCAGGTCTCCACTGCCGGTCTGACCAATATCGAGGACAAAATGAAGGCTACCATCAAGCAGATCCTGCGCAGCCGCAAGAACTACCGTGGCTCCGGCACCCCGACCTTCTTCACCACCGAGGACATCCTGACCGAGATGCTGCTGCTGGAAGACAACACCGGCCGCCTGCTGTATGCAGACGAGGCTGCTCTGGCCCGCAAGCTTCGCGTGAAGGAGATCCTGACCATCCCTGAGATGGAGGGCCGCACCGGCACCAAGGGCGGCGAGCTGATCGGCGTGATCGTGAACCTGGCCGACTACACCGTGGGTGCCGACAAGGGCGGCGCGGTTTCGATGTTCGACGACTTTGGCATCGACTACAACGCCCAGAAGTACCTGATCGAGACCCGCTGCTCCGGCGCACTGGCGGTGCCCTTCAGCGCGATGGCCATCGAGTTTGCTGCGTAAAACCACAGCGAGACGGAGAGGGTTTACGCCGGGCCCTGCGACAGAGGGCAGGCAGAAAGGAATTGAGTTATGCTGAAAACCATTTACGAGACCGGTTATGACCTGCATGTGGCAAACTACGTTGCCTACCTGCACACCGACAAGAAGCTGTATGAGGATGAGGCGCACAAGACCCAGGCAAAGAAGGCCGACGTGGAGAAGGCGTTCAAGCTGGGCCGCCTGATCATCATGGGTGCGGACAAGACCTACCTGCCGGTGGCACTGCTGGCCGCCGGTGTGGTCGTGACCGACGGCACCACCGCTGTGACCTGCACCGCCGCAGATGCCGACCCGGCCTGAAGGCCCGCCGTTCTGGACGAGGCAGTGCTCGACCGGACGGTGCTGTGCTGAACGATTCAAAATGGAGTGAAATGCAATGAGCAAGTGGTTTGGAAAGATCGGATACGCCGAGACGCTGGAGACAGAACCGAGCGTATACGAAGAGACCATGACGGAGCGGGACTACTATGGGGACCTTGTGCGGAACACCCGCCGTTTTGATCTGGGTGACCAGGTGAACGGTGAAACGACGGTGTCGAACCAGCTGAGCATCCTGGCAGACCCCTTTGCGCAGGAGCATTTCTACGCCATGCGGTATGCGACGCTCTATGGCGCAAAGTGGATCATCGACAACGTGGACGTGCAGTTCCCGCGGCTGATCCTGACACTGGGAGGGCAATACCATGGCTGATACCCTGCTGGACCGACGCCTGGCGCTGGACAAGCTGCTGCGCGCCATTGTGAAAGAGCGGTGCGGGAGCGAGAACGTCTACTACCAGCCGAAGAACGGACTGGCGATGAACTACCCCTGCATCTGCTACGAGCGGAGCAAGATCAGAAATGTCGCTGCGGATGACAACGTTTATCTGCAGCGCTTTTTTTATACCCTGACGGTGATCGACCCGAAACCGGACAGCCCGATGGTGCTGGCGGCTTCGCGCCTGCCAAGGTGCGGGCACGACCGGCACTTCATTTCGGACGGGCTGCATCACGACGCATTTACCATCTACTACTAAGGAGGATGAACCTATGGCAAGACTGGAATGGGATAAGACTGGTGAGCGCTTTTACCACACTGGTACCAAGCACGGCGTGCTGTACCCGATGGACAACAAGGGTGCTTACCCCAAGGGTGTGGTCTGGAACGGCCTGACTGCCGTGACCGAGAGCCCCGACGGTGCAGACCTGACCAAGCTGCACGCAGACGATATGGTGTACGCAGGTCTCCGCGCGGCGGAAGAGTTCAAGTACACCATTGAGTCCTACATGTATCCGCCGGAGTTCGAGGCCTGCGACGGCAGCGCGGAGATCGTGCCCGGCGTGACCATCGGCCAGCAGCGCCGTCTGCCCTTTGGCTTCAGCTGGGTGACCAGCATCGGCAACGACACCGTGATGGACGACGATGATGGCTACATCATCCACATCGCATGGAACTCGACTGCTTCCCCCAGCGAGAAGAGCTACGAGACCGTGAACGACAGCCCGGATGCCATCACCTTCAGCTGGGAGTGCGACACCACCCCGGTGAACGTGGCAGGCTACAAGCCCACTGCGCACATTGAGATCAACAGCCTGAAGACCGACCCGGCCAAGCTGAAGGCCCTGGAGGACAAGCTGTACGGCACCGAGAACACCACCGCATCTCTGCCGACCCCGGACGAGGTCATCGAGCTGCTGAAGGCCGCTGCGTAACCTCTCAGTCTCGCCCCGCTCGCCAGCTCCCCTAATAGGGGAGCCATTGGCAAGGCGGTATTGCGAGTGCTGGACGAAAAAGCCCGACGGGGCGTGAAATGCCGGGATCCGCGCCAGCGGGCAGGCAGTTATTGAAAGGAGAAAAACCATGATCTGTGAACCCATTACCTACACCGACTTTGATGGTGTGGAGCGCACCGAAAATTTCTACTTCAACCTGACCGAGGCGGAGATCACCGAATGGAGCCTCTCTGTGGAGGGCGGCTTGCAGGAGTACATTGACCGCATCGTGAAGGCGAAGAGCCAGAAGGAGCTGGTGGAACTGTTCAAGACCGTGATCGAGAAGGCCTACGGCGAGAAGAGCGCCGACGGCCGCCGGTTCATGAAGAGCCCGGAGATCTTCGCAAACTTTGCGGCGACCCAGGCATTTTCTGACTTCTACATGTCGCTGGCGACCGACACCGAAAAGGCCACCAAGTTTATCAACGCACTTGCCCCGAACGGCAAGTTCAGCGCAAAGCCCGGTGCAAACCCGGCAGCGCAGGCCGTGCCCGTGACGCTGGCTGTGACCAGCTCTGCACAGGGCTGACCCACATTTGAAACCACAGGGAGATAAGACGAATGTTTGAGATCACAATTCCCGGCGAGGAGCTCTGGGATGCGAGGCGGGCGGAATTTACCAGCACGAAGGCGGTGACGCTGCGGCTGGAGTATTCGCTTGTCTCCCTGTCCAAATGGGAAAGCAAGTGGCATATCCCGTTTTTCGACGACAGCATGGAAAAGACACCGGAACAGATGCAGGACTTTGTGCGCTGCATGACGGTGACTCAGGGTGTGGACCCGACGGTGTACGCTCGGCTGACGGTGGAAAACCTGAATGCTATTTACCGATATATGGAAGACCCGATGACCGCGACCTGGTTTGCAGGCGAAGGGAGACCGGGCGAAAAAAATCAAAATGGAACCGCAAAGCGCCGCGCAAGAAGGCGGCCACCCAGCACGGGGAAGGTGCTGACGAGCGAGGTGCTATATTCCCGGATGTTCCAGGCCGGGGTGCCCATTGAATGTGAGCGGTGGCATCTGAACCGCCTGATGACCCTGATCCGGGTCTGCCAGGAAGAGCAGGCTCCGCCCCGGAAGATGAGCCGGAAAGACGCATTGCGCCAGCGCAGAGAGCTGAACGCGGCGCGGATGAAGAAATATGGTGCAAAGTAAACCTCTCAGGCACTTCGCGCCAGCTCCCCTATTAAGGGAGCCCTTGGCAGGACGGTTTTGAGACTGCTGGACGAGGAAGGCTTTGTGAAACCGGGGACGGTTGGGCTCCGCGACAGAGGGAACGTACAGAATGCCAAAAATCATTGTATTTCGTCAGAAGGGGAAGTTCAAGAAGACGAGCGGATTTTTGAAGCGGGTGAGCCGGATGGACCTGGATGCGGTGCTGGATGAGTACGGCAAAAAGGGCGTGGCAGCGCTGGCTGAGGCGACCCCGAAAGACACCGGAAAGACCGCCGCGAGCTGGAATTATCGGGTGACGAAAGGGGCCGACAGCATCGTGATCACCTGGTCGAACACGAACGTCGTGGACGACGTACCGATCGCGGTCATTTTACAGTACGGGCACAGCACACGGAATGGCGGCTATGTGGAAGGCGTTGATTATATCAACCCGGCCATGAAGCCGATCTTTGAGGAGATCGCCCGCAAAGCATGGAGGGAGGTGCAGAGAGGATGAGCAGAGAAGTAGACCAGCGCGTGGTCGAAATGCGGTTTGACAACGCACAGTTTGAGAAGAACACGCGCGAGAGCATAAAGACTCTGGACCGGCTCCAGGACAAGTTGCAGTTCAAGGACGTGGACAAGGGCTTCGAGAACATCGAAAAAGCCCAGCGGAACGTAAGCTTCGACGAGATGGAAGGCGCACTGGACACCCTGAAGGTGAAGTTCAACGCGCTGGACGTGATGGCTGTGGCCGCACTGACCAACATCACGAACAAGATCGTGAATACCGGCGAACGGCTGGTGAAGAGCCTTTCGGTGGACCAGGTGGCCAGCGGATGGAATAAGTACACCGAGAAGACCTCGAACGTGCAGACCATCATGAACGCGACGGGCGAAAGCATCGACAACGTCAACGGCTACCTGAACAAGCTGATGTGGTACTCGGATGAGACGAGTTACAGCTTCAGCGAGATGACGAGTGCCCTTTCGCAGATGACTGCGGCAGGCGGCGACATCAAGAAGATGATCCCCATGATCATGGGCATCGCCAACGCCACCGCCGACGCCGGTAAAACGGGCTTTGCGTTCCAGAGCACCATCCGAAACCTGACCCAGAGTTACAGCGCCGGTCACCTGCAATTGCAGGACTGGAAGAGCCTCAACCTGATGGGCACAGCCACCAAGGCTCTGAAACAGGAACTCATCGACACGGCTGTGGAGATGGGCAAACTGAAAGAGGGCGAGGTGACCATTGCCACCTTCGAAAGCACCCTTTCGAACAAGTGGGCTGACACGAAGGTCATGGAAAAGACCTTCGAAAAGTACGCCTCCATGATGGAAGCTGCGTACGATATGGTGCAGCAGAACCCTGGCATGACCAGCTCCGAGGCACTGGAGAAGCTGAGCGGGCAATATGGCGAACTGGCCGAGCGCGCGGCATTGGCGGCGCAGCAGGCAACGAGCTTCGGGCAGGCCATCGACTCCACGAAGGACGCCGTCAGCTCTTCCTGGATGAAAGTCTTTGAGACCTTCTTCGGCAACAAGGAGGAAGCGACCGAGACCTGGACGGAACTTGCGAACCGGCTGTACGACATTTTCGTACCGTCCATCGACGCGCTGAACGAACGGCTAAAAGAGGGGCTCGACACCGGCTGGAAACAGCTGAACGACAAGCTGGGCGACCAGGCGGAGACCTACGACACCGTGCTGCAAAAAGTGGCACTGGCCAGCGGGGCGGTGACCGAAGAATCCATTGAAGAAGCGGGGAGCTTTGCGAACGCATTGCGGGATGGCGGTGTCAACGCCGAGCTGCTTCAAAATGGATTGGACGTGACCCTCGTCAGCCTGGAAAAGTACCTCGCCATGAGTGACGAGGCGCTGGACGCCCGCAACCTGGACAAGGAAGCCATTGAGCGGGACTACGAAGCGCTGAGCCGGTTGAACGAGGAGTTCCGGACTGGAGAAGCCAACCTGGCAGACTATGCCGCCGGTATGAGTGAGCTTTCGGGCCGCGAACACCTGATGCAGAGTCTGTGGAACATCATGGATGCGCTGAGTGCTCTGGTGCAGCCCATCCACGATGCGTTCCAGGAGATCTTCCCGCCGACGAGCGGCAAGCAGATCAAGAGCTTTGCGGAAGGGCTGGATTACGCCACGAGCAAGCTCATCATCGGCGAGGAGACCGCCACAAAGATCAGGGGCGCCTTTACGGGACTGTTCCGGGTCATCCGGGTCGGCACCGACACCATCACAAAGGTCGTGAAGACGGCGGTGAAGCTGCTTGGCGGCCTGGCGGACGTGCTGAAGCCGGTGAAGGACGGCGTCCTTGACGTGGCGGGAGGCTTCGGAGATTTTGTGACCGAAGTGGGCGAAGCGCTGACTGGCACGAAGACCCTGGGTGAGCGGTTCGACGCCATCCGGGCCAGCCTGAAAAAGCTGCTGAGCCCGCTGGGGGACCTGAAAGACCTCGCAAAGAACTTCTCGTTGGCCGGACTGAAAGAGCAGCTGGACGCCCTCGTGCAGAGCGGTGGGAACCTGAGTTGGATCAGCGGGCTTTCCGAGAATGCGCAGAACGTGCTGAAACCTCTGATCGTGCTGGCGGGACAAGCGGCAGGCGGCGGACTGACCCTGCTGGGCGTCCTTGGCGCGGTGGCCGGAGGGGTGATCGCGAAACTGGGCGAGACAGCGGACTTCCTCAAACAATGGGTGAAGGGCCAGCTGGAGGGTGCAGACAGTCTGGAGACGACCCTGACGAATCTGCCGGTGAAGATCGGAGAGGCCGTGACGACCTTTGCGACGACCTTCAAGAAGAACGTTTCAAGCATCGAAGCGACGGCGGACACCGTGGCAGACCCGGTGAAGAAGTTCTTCGAGGCGCTGAAGGCGGGCTTCGACTCCATCAGCGGAACGGATGTTTACTGCCTGCTGAGCCTGATCGACGTGGGACTGCTGGCGTTCAGCATCGGGCAGTTCGCGAAGGCGACCAAGAGCTTTTCGAGTCTGGTGGGCGACCTGTTCAAAGGGCCTGTGACGAGGGCCTTTGATGCCATGGCAGGGAGTTTCAAGCAGCTGACGAGTGCGCTGAAGACCTGGCAGAAAAATCAGTCCAGCGAAGCGATGCGGAACATTGCGGTCTCCATCCTCGTTCTGGCCGGAGCCATGTGGGTGATGGCACAGGTGCCGGAAGACCGGTTCCATGACATCATCACCACCATTCTGGCGTTCGGTGCAGGACTGGTGATCGCAGGAAAACTGCTGACTCCCTCGACCAAAAAGTTCAGCAAGGCCATGGAGAGCCTGAAAGCAACGGCATTGAACGCCGCGACGCTGTGGGGCACTGTGGCCGCACTGGTGGGGCTGGGGCTTGCCGTGAAGAACATCCTGAACGGTGTCAGTAACCTGCTAGCGGTGTTCCAGAACGGAAACATCACCGACTCGGTGGCTGGAGTGACCATGGCGATTGCCACGCTGGTGGCGGCATTCTGGGTCTTTGGGCAGGCGATGCGCTCCATCATCACACTGGAAGGAAAGGTCATCAGCCCGAAGACCCTGGTCTCGATGGCGGCCGCACTGCTGGCCTTTGGCGTGGCGGTGCGCACTCTGGCCGGTGCCGTGAAGATGCTGGCCGAGATGGACGACTGGGAGAACATCACTGTCGGAACGACGGCGATCCTGTTCCTGATGGCAGGACTTGCCGGAATTGCGATCGCGATGAAAAAATGGGGCTCGTTCAATTTTCAAAATGGAGCGGGTTTTGCGGCGCTGAGTGCAGGCGTCCTGGCGCTGGCCGGGGCATGCATGATCATCTCTGACATTGACACCGACGCACTGTTCTATGCGTTCGGCGTGATCGCGGTCTTTCTGGCTGAGCTTGCCCTCATTGGGGCAAAGACTAAGATCGGCCTGCGGGTCGGAGCGTCCTTTGTGGCCATTGCAGCAAGTGTGACACTGCTGGTCGGAGCCATGGCGGCGATCTCCCTTGTGCCGACCGAGAATCTGGTGAAGGGCTTTGGCGCAATCGAAGCATGTCTCGTGTCGCTGTTTGCTGTGGTTGGTCTGCTGAGCGGTAGAAATGCGGCAAGCATGGCAGCCGGTGCAACGGCGATGTTGACCATTTCCGGGGCAATGCTCGTGCTGGCGGGTGCTGTGGCGGTGTACGCACGCCTTGGCGATAGCGCAGGGGATGCCCTATTCAAATGTGGAGCATCCGTTGCCGGAATGGCTGTTGCTATTTGGGGACTCTCGAAATTGAAGGGCGATGCGCTGAATGCGGCGTGGGTCATCAACACACTGTCAGGCGGACTCATTAAGTTGGCAGCGGCCTGCGTGATCTTCAATCTGGTGAACTGGCAGTCGCTTGCCACGGCGGCGGTCACTATCAGCGGATTGATCGCCATCCTGATGATCGCTGGAAGAATCGAAAGCATGTGCCCGCTGCTGGCGGCTGGACTGAAGGTGCTGGGTGAATCCTTTGATACTTTTGCTACTGGTGCACTGAAACTGGCCGGGGCCATGGCCATTCTGGGCGTACTGTCGATGTTTGCCGGGCCCATCTGCCAAGCTATCATCAATGCAGCTCCCGACATCGAGCAGGCGCTCGTTGCCGTGATAAACATGCTGTGCAATGTGATCGTGCAGTGCGCAGAGCCACTCACGAACGCACTGAAGGCCTTGATCGAAGTCATCTGCAACACGCTCCAAGCAGAAGTGCCGGTGATTTGTGAAACCGTTCGGGTCATTCTGGAGTCCGTTGCATCGACGATATGGCAGATGATCAAGGACTTGTTTGCACCATTTGGCAGTGGCGATTGGTGGATGGAGATCTTCAATGAAGACCGCCCGATTGGGGCATTAGTCCGGTTTATTGGAAAAATCGGCGGTGCTGCCATCGACAAATTCAAAGAGGTATTCGGCATCAACTCCCCCTCAACCGTGATGGCCGAAAATGGCCGATATGTTCTAGCAGGTTTGCAGGAAGGCTTACAGGATAAAGGTGCACTGGCAAAGGTCAAGAACGCCATGCACAGTGTGGCAACCGCTGTGGCAAATGTGTTTACCGGATTCTGGAAGATCCATTCACCGAGTGAACTTTCCTACGGATATGGTGAGAACATCAACCAAGGCACTGCGAACGGCCTCAACGACACCAAGCAGACCGTCGTGGACGCCATGGGCAATGTGGTAGACGCTGCCGCTGGCAAGCTGAACAGCCTGACTGGAAAGGCAAAGACCGCAGGCGAGAATGCACTGACCGCATTTGCGAACGGATTCAAAGGGACCGGAAGCGGGACCGGGAAGTTCGACATGGGTTCAAAATGGTTGACCACGGACGCGGGAAAGAACCTGCTCGCGGTGAAAGACACGGTCCTGGGCGGCGACATGTCGTGGTTTGAGGACCTGTACAAGAACCCCACCGAAACACCGACGACCCCGACCCCGGCTACCGGCAAGAAACCCAAGGGCGGCGGCACCGCGAAGTCGACCAAGACCGAGGCGGACAAGCTGGTGGACGAGTACACTAAGAAGCTGAAGGCGAACAAGGCCAAGATGGACGCCGCCGACAAGGAATATGCACTGTGGGAGCTGACCGAAGGCGACACGTCGAGCGTGGAAGCCCTGGTGGAAAAGAAGACCGACAGCCTGACGCAGGCTATCGCGGACCAGACCGACCGGGTGGCCATCGCGAAGGAACAGTACGACAAGATCCTTGCAGAGAAGAGCTCCACCGATACCCAGAAGAGCGATGCGTATGCGACCTACCTCAACGAGGAGAAGACGCTGGCTGAGCTGAAAGGCAAGAAGCAGGCAACGCTGTTCCAGGTGATCAAAGACCGGTATGACGACGAAGCCAGCACCGCGACGGACGAGTACGAACTGTGGGCGAGCCTGTACGAAGACACGGCCACGGTGGAGGAAAAGTCAAACAAGAAGATCGAGAACCTGAACAAGAAGATCGGCATCCAGGCGAAGGTCGTGACGGCCGCCGAAGAGGAGTACACCACGCTGAAAGCCGAGTTCGGCGAAGAGAGCCTGAAGACACAGGAAGCCTACCGGCAGTGGCTGGAAGAGCAGAAGGAACAGCAGGACCTCATCAACGAGATGAACCAGGCCCAGCTGGACGCCTTTGACGATGCACTGGCCATGCTGGAAAAGCAGGAAAAGATCATCACGAACCGGCAGAACGTGCTGAAAAAGATCTACAACGACGGCGACCTCTCGCAGCGGGAGGAAGCCTACAAGGCGGCGGTCAAGCAGTACGGTGCAGACAGCAAGGAGGCGCGCCTCGCCTCCACCCAGGGTACGATGACCGCCATTCTGGGCGTTGGTACGGCTCTGGACAGCATGGCCTATTCGGTCAAGAAGCTGACGAACAAACAGAACAAATACAACGAAGCCGTCAAACAGAGCGGCAAGGACAGCGAAGCGGCGCTGGATGCGCTGGCCGAGTGGCAGGGCGAACAGTACAACTTCGTGGGCTTTGCCGAAGATCTGGCCACGACGTTCGATCTGGACGACAGCGGCAAGCGGATGACCATGCAGCTGGGCTATGCCATCGCCCGGAACTGGAAGCCGATCCAAAAGGGATTCCAGGACGTCTGGCAGAAGGTACAGACCAAATTCCCGCAGGCCGCACAGAACATGGCCAACGCCTTCGGGCTGGTGGTGCGGGAAGGCGCGACCGAAGTCATCACCGACGTGTACAGCATGATCACCGCAGCGGTGGGCGGAGACTGGGGACAGGCTCTGACGAGCGGCATTGCGGCCGTGCTGGACTTTATGGGCAGCGACTTCGGAAAGACTGTGCTGGACACCGTCGGTCCGATGCTGGCGACCGCTGGCAAGAAGCTGAGCGGCACACTGGCCGCGACACTGGGCGGTGTGGTGAGCGAAGGCGGGCTTCTGACCACGATCGGCACCAAACTGGCCGGACTGGCAGCGACCATCGGCGGAGAAGGCGGCATCCTGGCCACGGTCGGTGCAAAGCTGGCGGCGCTGGCGGCATCGCTCGGCCCGCATGGTCTGCTCATAGCGGCGGTCGTTGCAGCCGGTGCAGTGGTCATCACCTTGCTGGTGAAGAACTGGGACAAGGTGAAGAACTTCTTCGGCAGGGCGCTGGACTGGCTGCGGAACCTGTTCTCGAAGTTCGTGGAGGTCGGCAAGAACCTCGTCAAGGGACTGTGGGAAGGCATCACCGGGGCAGCGAAGGCTGTGGGTGACGGCATCAAGAACCTGTGCACGGGCCTTGTGAACAGGGTGAAGAGCTTCTTCGGCATCCACTCGCCCTCGACCGTGATGGCCCAGCTGGGCGAATACATGAGTCTTGGCTTTGCCAATGGCATCGCGGACAGCGGGAACGCTGTGGACCGGAGTATGAACGACGTGATGCGCTCGGCGCTGCGCGCTGCGCAGATGAGCGCCGACATGATCCTGAGTTGCTTTGACGAGGACGCGGACTTCCGCCCGACCATCACGCCCGTGGTGGATCTGGAAGGGGTGCGCAACAGTGCCAACTGGATGCAGAGCGCCTTCGCAGACCCGGACGGGACCCTGAACGCCCGCTTCGAACAGCCCACCCAGCTGATGCGCAGCTTTGCCAAGCGCCGGGAAATTCAAAATGGAGAACCGACAGCAGCTGCCGCAAGCGGCAACGACGACGTCGTGGCGGCCATTGAGAGCCTGGGCAGCCGGGTGGACGCGGTGAGCGAGGCGGTGCGGAACATGAAACTTTCCATTGACCGGAGAAAGCTGGTCGGAGAGATCATCGAGGATGTGGATACAAAGCTCATGGAACGGGCAGAACGGAGACGGCGATGAATAGCGTAGATCTGTTGCACCTGTACATCGGCGGAAACCCGCTGGCGGAGTATGCGTCGGTTACGTTCCTGGTAAAGAACGGTGCAGGGCAGTACGAAAGTTGTTCGACAAAAGACCTGAATCTGGTGCCGTTGAGCCCACTGCATGTAAACGCATTTGAAGAAAACTGCAAGACCGTCAGCATCCCTGCGATGCACGGAGCACCGGAATATCCGGCTGCCCTGAGACGGGTGTACAAGAACGCGACGGGAACCTGGGAGTTTTATTACGTCCAGGACGGAACCCTGCATGCAAGCTGGGATGACTATGGCGCAAACAGCCTGAAAGACTGGGTAAAGGTGCGGATGCGATGCGGCATTCCCGGACCGAACGAAATGAGCCTGAAGCTATATCACGGATGGCATACCCGAACCGGCGAGTGGAGCAGCACCTACTACCGACTGATGCGGTTTATTCAGGGAAAAGACTGCAAAGTGCGGATGCACGTGGATGCCACGGCTGTAAGCGGGCCGAGAGATGCCGAATACGAGGGGCGGTGCTGGGTGAGCAGTGTGAAACCCAACGAAGGAAAGATGGTATTTGCCATCAGTTACAACTTCGCGCCCCAGAACGAAGAACGACAATAACCGAAATTTCAAAATGGAGGGAGCAGCATGTATCATTCCATCACCATTGGCGACAAGAACACCTGGGATGACTGGCACATGATCCCGGTCACTCCCCCGGTGATCGCTCCCCCGGTTGAAAAGACCATCTCCCTGGACGTCGAAGGACGGAACGGGGCGGTGTATCTTTCCAAAAGTGTCACGGGCGAGGCGGTATTCAAGGCCCGTGAAGGAAGCTGGGAGTTTTATCTGGATACCGAATCCTGGAGAGGGCGGTATGGTTCCTCGCCAGTTGGAAAACAGGCGCTGGATCATCTTGCAAAAGCACTGAACGAAGACATCGCAAAGCCGATGAAGCAGTCTGTGCGGCTGGAGGATGACCCGGCGTTCTTTTATTTTGGAAGAGTCTGGGTGAGCGGAGGTATCAAGCAGCAGAATGACCATACGGTCATTACGCTGAAATACAGCCTTTACCCGTTCAAATATTTATACAACAACATTCAGGATGACTGGCTCTGGGACCCATTCAACTTTACGACCGACCTGGCGCTGCCGTATGCAAAGAACCTGGTGCTGAAGGGACAGGAGCAGGTAAATCTGTATCTGCCGCCGTCCGAAAAGCCAAGCGTCGTGCGGGCCAGAGGAGGGAGCGGAGTGGTCGCAGGGCTCTACAAAAGCCGTACCCTGCCGTACCGGTATGCAGGGCTTGCAGGACTCTACACGGACCACACAGAGCACCGACTGGTAAACAACATAGAGATCGCGCTTGGCGTCATCGACGACGACCTGCGATATGACGTGTATGAACTGAAGCTGAAGAACACGACCCTGATCCGACAGGTGGTCAATGTGACCTACCTGCCAGCATACTTATAAGGAGCTTTTCAAAATGGGATATCGGGTATATGCCGGAAGCATTGAGCGGGCGGAAGGAGCCTTTCGCGAGGGGAGCTGGGTGGGGTTCCGATGGGTGGACCGGGTGACGCTTTACGACGCAGCGGGCGACCACATCGAAGGAGATGTCCCCGGACAGGTCGTACTGGACCCGGTGCTGACGCAGGAGAAAAACCAGCTGAACAGCTTTGAGTGCAGCATCCCATATGAGATCGAGACGCCGTTTGCTACGATCCGGAATCCCGTATACGACGCGCTGAAGCTGCGCAAGAGCTGGGTATGCGTGGAAGAAGACGACAAGCCCATCTTCGTTGGGCGGGTGACAGAACTGGAAAAGCAGTTTGACCGGAGCTGGCGTGTATACGCCGAGGGGGCTCTTGGTGTGATGCAGGACGAGAGCTGGAAACTGGACCCGGCGACTTACACCCTGACGAAGGCACGGAGCGAAACTTCAAAATGGTTCGATACGTATTATGCAGACACTCTGTTCAACCAGCTGTTCGCTCTGGGAAGGGCTGACTGCGGGTTGATCTGCATCGGGAAAGTGACGGTGCAAAACGGGAAGACCATTGATACGACCGACAAGGGTACCCAGATCGACACCCACTGGAACCTGCTGAACACGCTTTTTCTGGACGAATACGACGGATATCTGCGAACGCGCATCGAAACATCCGGTGATGTGTGGCGCATTTGCGTAGATTACCTGCTGGACATCGAAGAGACGACCCGGCAGGCGATTTATTACGGCTCGAACCTGCTGGACCTGACCTATACCGAGAAGATCCCCAATGACTTTGCGACCCGGATCACGGCGTACGGCTCAAAGACAGAATCGCACGGGTGGTGGATCTGGAAGAAATACTCCACATCGGCCATAGTGGCGGTGGCGAAGAACGACGAAGCGGAAAGCAAATACGGCGTCGTGGAGAAGATCGTGACCGTGGATGGGGATACGACCGAAGCCAGCTTGCAGGAAACGGCGGACAAGCAGCTGAAGGAATACAAGCAGGACGTAGAACCGAGTCTGATGATCGAAGCGTTCGACTACAAAGACACGGGGCGGGACCTGGACCGGCTGCAATTTCTGAAAAAGACCCATGTGGTCTCCGAACCGCATGGAATAGACGGGTGGTATGTTTGCACCAAAACAGCCCTGACACTGGATGCACCGGACAACAAGCGGTATGAATATGGCCTGCCGCCAAGAAAACTGACCGATCAGCAGAACGCGAACACTACAAACCAGAAGACGATCAAGAACCAATTGCGGGGCGTGCTGAGTTGGCTGAACAAATAAAGCGGGGTGATTTTTCAAAATGATGAGTTTCGATGAGATCATTGAGGGCATCCGGAAAGCGCTGTACGGACGCGAGGTACGCGAATACTTTGCCTATGCGATCCAGTGGGTGAAAGAATGGGTGACCGAACAGGTCGAGCAGATGAAGAACTGGCTCGAATGGGCCAAGCACTACGCCCAGGATGCCCAGCGGAGCGCCACGGCCTCGGCTAAGAGCGCAGCAGAATCAAAGGAGAGCGCCAGCCAGAGTGCGGCCAGTGCAGCGAGCTCGAAAGCAAGTGCAGATGCCAGTGCAGCGAGCGCAGCAGAATCGAAGGCAAGCGCCGCAGCCTCGGCCAAGAGCGCCAAAAACTCGAAGCTGAGTGAGGAAAGCTCGAAGCTCTACTCGGAACGGTCGCGGGACATCGTCAACGATTTTCAAAATGACTACAAAGGCGGGTACTATAAGACCTTCAACCTGGTGGCCTACCGGAACAAGTGGGGTACCCTGCCGCAGGCGCAGGGCATCTTCACCTATTACTGCGACATCCCGGTCGAAGACCTGACCGAACGGTTCACGCCGTTTGCCGCTATGACGCTGGAAAGCTATGCCTCGGCCACGGCGGCCGGTGTGGCATGCAGTGTGGAGAGCCGGAAGGGCTGTCTTCGGCTGTTTTCCCGCCGCATCCCGGACGCAGACCTGGACATCATCCTGACCCTATTTGGTGTGGGCACCCTGAATTATTTTCTGGCGGTGCCGACGGCCGACTGGACGCCGCTGCGGCCGACCATTGGCCCGAACCAGTATTACTGCGATGTGGCCGTGAAGAACTGCACCTCCGACATGATCCCGCTGGGCATGACCGACCTTGTGAACTGGGAGGAAGCGGAGAACGCAGGCATGGCAAGTGTTCTGAGCACCGGCGACGGCTACGTGCGGTTCTATGCCGTGCGCAGACCGGAGGCGAACATCCATGTGAACGTCATCCTGCTCAAGCGGGAAGAGCCCGTGAACCGCCCAGCCACCAAGACGGAGCTGGGCCTTGTGATGATCGGTGACGGCATGGACGTGACAGCGGCCGGACGCATTTCGACACGCGGGGCAACGAATGAAGAGTTCCGGACTGCAATGCAGGACGCTTTCGGGGAGGTAGACGGATGGCGGATGTGATCTATGCAAAATTAGAGCAGCTGCATCAGATGGCTTGTTCGATCGGCATGGTGCTGAAGGCATTGCAGGCACAGGTGAAGACCATCGACGAACGGGGCGGCGAAGACAATGTTCTGGAAAAGATCCTTGTAAACGGGACGCAACTGTTCCCTGACCGCGAAAAAGCCGTTCGGATGACGATCCCTACCAAGATCTCAGACCTGGACAACGACAAAAAGTTTCAGGAGAACGTCATCGAGCAGGTGTTGCTGAACGGCACAAAAATGCCGGTGGACAGTCAGAAACGCGTGAGCATTACCATTCCAACCGGTACAAACAACCTGGTGAACGATGCAGGATACCAGACGAACGCGGATGTGCTCGCGGCCATCAGGGCAAATGCCTACGTCCACCCAAGCCACACGGCATATGGGTCGGGGCTGTATAAGATCGTAGTGGACAATCTGGGCCACGTGACGAGCGCAGCAAAGGCTGTGAAGAGCGATATCACGTCGCTGGGCATTCCGGGACAGGATACCGTCTACATCCATCCGGGCTACACCGGGCACGGGCTGGGGCTTTACAAGTTGGCCGTGGACGGACAGGGACATGTTTCCAGCGTGGCTGGCATCACAAAGAGTGATATCACGGCACTGGGCATCCCCGGACAGGACACGAACAGCTGGCGCGGCATCCAGAACAACCTGAGCAGCGACTCCACGAGCGATTCGCTGAGCGCCGCGATGGGAAAGGCCCTGAATACCAGCCTGAACGATGCGATCACCCGTATCGCGACCTGCGAACAGAAGATCAAGGCCATTGCCAAGACGACCGAAGTTCTTCTTGGAACGGTCGTAAGCCCTGCCATCAAGGGCGACACACTGCAGAAAGGTGCGACCCACACAATGGCAACCTTTGGCAGCGAGGTGGCATT